GGCCGTTGAGTCGCTGGGCAAGATTGACGGCGCAGCGAAGACCGCCGGTGAAACCATGCACGACAACGCCGCGAACAAGATGAAGGAATTCACCCGGAGCCTGACGACTGGGCTTGTTGACTTCCTGGGCGGCACGGTCATACCGGTTGTCGAGACGTTCGCAAGCAAGCTGGGCGGCGTGGCGTCGGCTATCCAGACAACGGCGTCGTTCATCTCTCAGCACAGCACGACCTTCGGGATTATCGCCGGAGTGATCACGACTCTGATCCTTCCGGCGCTGATCGGCTGGGCCACTCAGCAAGTCATTACCGCTGCGAGTGTGGTTACCGGCTGGGTCACTACGGCGGCGGCTTCGGTCACGTCGGCAGCAACCCAGGTAGCGGCATCGTGGTCGACCATTGGCGGTTGGATTGCGGCAGCGGCAAGGGCCGTTCTGTCGGGGGCAACGATTGTCGGCACATGGATTCTCATGGGCACTCAGTCACTCCTTCAGGCGGCACGCATGGCGGCGGCGTGGCTTATCGCCATGGGCCCGATTGCGCTTCTGATCGCTGCAATCATCGGCCTTGTCGTCATCATCGTTGCCAACTGGGACACGATTTGGGCGTACACGAAGAAGGTCTTTCAGTGGCTTTGGGACTGGGTCAAGAAAATCTTCAATTGGCTGAAGGACCTATTCCTTAACTTCACCGGCCCCGGGTTGCTCATCAAGCATTGGGACAAGATTTGGTCGGCCACGAAGTCCACGTTCAACAACGTGAAGAACTTCGCGAAGGACGCGCTTAACGCCGTTGTCGACTTCGTCAAGGGTCTGCCTGGGCGCATTCTGTCGGCGGCTTCCAAGCTTCTCAGCGCGGGCAAGTCGGTCGGTGGTTACGTCATTGACGGAATCAAGAACGGTCTTTCGAAGCTGGGCGGCTTCGCGTCGTCTCTCGCTTCGGCCGTTGGTCGCGCTGCCAAGGGTGCAATCAACGGAGTGATCGACCTTCTCAACTGGGCCATTCCGAACAAGCTGGGTTGGGGCAAGCTCAGCATTGATCTGCCCGACTCCCCCATTCCCAAGATTCGCGCCATGGGTGGCCCGGCTTCCGGCTGGACGCGCGTTGGTGAGCGTGGCCCGGAATGGGTGAACCTGCCCGGCGGCTCGACTGTGCTGCCTAACCATGCGTCGGGACCCGGCGGGGGCGGCGTAACCGTGAACGTTCAGACGAACGCCGACCCGTTCGCTATCGGGCGCGAAGTCGCCTGGGCCATGCGTACTAGTCCGGCGTGACGACTACTCACGTGAGTAGTCAGGAAGGGGTTCGAAGTGGCGGAGTTGGACGACTGGACATGTGAGTTTCGGGGGCTTGTCATGGGCGTACCCGACTCCGCCATTTCGATTGTCGGCGTTGACGGGCTTCTGTCGCTGCCCGACGTACGGTCGTCAGACCTAACCCTTGTGCAGCGAAACGGACTGTGGCCCGGACGGGACTACCTGAACGGGCGCACGGTCACGCTGACGCTTGAGGTTTACGGCTCGACCCGGGAAGAGTTCACGGAAGCCCTGAACGCCCTTCAGGCGGCTTTCAAGCCGGGCATTGATGAAAGCCCCTTCCGGTTCCGTTTCCCGGGCGCTGCGGCCGATCAGACGGCTTACGTCATGGCGCGCACGCGTCGGCGGACGGCACCCCTTGACCTGAACTTCGCGTACCTGACTTGCAACATGGTGGTTGAGCTTTTCGCGTCGTCTCCTTACATCACGGGTGACGCGCCCCGGACGGTCACCGTGAATAGCTTCAAGCGTGACCAACTCCCTTCGGGCCTTGTGATACCGGCAACGGTTCCATGGCAGATCGAAGGGCAGGGGCCCCAGCCTGAAGACCCGGTAAGCCGGTTCACCCAGTACGGCAGTGAGGCGGCTCGACCGGTCGTCACGATCACAAGTGCGGCTTCACCGACGCTGATTGACGACGTCACCGGACAGTTCTTCAGCGTGGATTACGACGGCACGGTTGTCATTGACTCCGCTGCCATGACGGCGACGAACGCCCAGGGTGGCGACGTCTCCGGCTTCATCACGGTTGGTTCGACGTGGCCTGAGTTTGGCCCGGGTGAGCACCGTTTGCGGCTCCGCAGTAGAGACGAATACACGACGGCAACGGCTTCGCTTACGTGGTCGGATAGGTGGGTTTGATGAGTTCCTTTGCATGGTTTCAGGACGGCGTCGGGTATGGCGCGGCTGACCTTGCCAACTGGCAAAGTGTCATGGTTCCGCGCGGGTCGCTGAGTCACCTGTTTGCGAGCACGACCCAGTTCCTTGCCAACTCGAATCAGACGAACCGAACCGTGGCCGTTGGGGCGGGCAACGTGCTCATCGGCGGAGCGTCGAGCGGCGGCACCTGGGCATGGTCGTCGGGCGAGACAATCGCCGTGCCGACGGCTTCGAACGACAACCCCCGCAAAGACCTGATCGTTGCGCGGCTGACTACGTCGGCGGTCGACGGCAGCAACGGGCTTGCCATTGAACTTGTTCAGGGCACCCCTGCCGCTTCGCCGGTTGTGCCGACGCGTCCGGCTAACTCCGTGGCGCTGTGCGTGCTCGACGTCCCGAAGGCCACAACTACGTTCACCCTGACGGTAGTTCGGCACACGGGACAGTACGCCGATCAGGGCACGCTAGCGAACGGCCATGTGGCGATTGACTGGGCGGGTGTGCTGCCGTCGGCGTCGGCGTTCCCGGTTGGCTTCACGCTGTACGACCTGGGCACGAATCAGCGTTGGGTACGGACGAACGCCGGAGCGTGGCACACGTCGGACCCGGGCCCCTGGAAGACGTGCACGCTTCAGAACGTTCAGGCGAAGGACGGCACGAACATAACCGTGACGGGCACGCTGTACATTCGCGAGTCTTCGAACGGCTGGGAACTGTCCGGGCAAATCAACATGTCGCCCAGCAAGGACATTGATCAGCTTGTGATTCCCGCGCTTATGCCGTCCGGGATTACGCGACCGACTCAGAACACGTACGGCTCTTCGGGTCAGTCGTACGGCACGACGAATAGCGGCGTTGGCCGACTCGCCCTTATGGCAAGCGGCTCGATTGAGTACGGCGCTGACGCGTCGGTTGCCAACGTCTACGTCAATGAGTCGTTCTCGAAGTCGCCATGGAATTCGTAACCGACTCCCTTCATATAGGTAGGGGGTATATCCATGCCTGACTTCGAAGTCCTTCAGGTTGAAGCCACGACCGGCAGCGTGATTGCTACGTTGCCGGTCACCGGCATTCAATACAGCGAAACGCTGAACGCTGCGGGTGCGTGCTCCGTCGGTATGCCGCTTGACGCTGCCGACCCTGAGACGCTTGCACCTGGGCGCACTGCCCTTGTGGTGACGCGCGACGGCGAACCCGACTGGGGCGGAATGCTTTGGACGGCGACCGCTGACCTTGCTGCCGGAACGCTCGCACTGAACGCGTCCGGGTGGCACAGCTATTACGCCGCGCGCTATCTCGACATGCCCGGCGGGTACAACGGCAAGACGGATCAGGCGCTTCTCTTGCGCGCCTGGGTCGAGCACGCGAACGCCAACGGCGGTATCGGCACGGACACGTCACGGCTGACGACGACCGGCCGGATTAGGTCGCGCACCTGGGGCTTCAGTGAGTTCAAGCAAATCGCTGAAGCCATGAATGAGCTTGCCGACGAAGACGGCGGCTTTGACCTTCGGTATGAAACCTTCTGGGCGGACGCGAAGCGCACCCGGATAGGTCACCGGATTCTTCACTCAGCGCGCGTCTCCCGGACGTTCCCGACGCTGACGCACCGTGTTGACGCCGACGTGTCTACGGTCGCGTACGACGGCAGCAAGCTTGCGAGTGAAGCCGTGACGTTTGGTGCCGACATGGGCACGGGCGTGAAGCCGTACAGCATCGTGTCGAATGCGCTCGAAGGCCCGGAGCTGACCCAGGTCACGACGTACGCCGACTTGAAGTCGACCGCTGACCTGATTCCGAAGGCCGCTGCCCTTGCCGCCGTTGGTCGTCAGGTAATCGCCATTCCGACGCTGAATCTGTACCCGGGCGTGTATGACCCGGCGGCGTTCGTGGTCGGCGCGTCCGGCACGGTCAATGTCGATTCCGGCTATGTCCAGTTGCTTGAAGAGTTCGTTCTGACCGAACGCCGCATTGATGTTGACGTGAACGGCACGGAGACGGCGGCTTTGTCTTTGGCGAGTAAGGAAGTGTTTGTAAGTGGCGATTCAGGCTAATGCGCTGCCGCCTTCCCTTGTGGCGGAGCTGAACGAAATGAAGCGTCGGCTTGCTGCCCTTGAGCGGAAGCCGAAGCTAGGGAGCGTCAATCAGCCGATGCCCTTCAGTTCGTATCAGTCGCCTTCGGTTGAGGGCACGACGGGCGAAGAGTATGGGCCGCACGTGCTAGGGCTTATCAACTCGACGGGCCTGAATCAGCCGGTGCTTCTCCTTCAGATTCCGTTTCACCTTCCCTGGTATTCGACCGGCACCCCTGACGTCTCTGTGCGTGTCTGGGTGCGCGACATGATTACCGGCGGCAAGACTTCGGAATTCGTGATTGACAAGACGTCGGACTTCACGAGTGCCGACATGCGGGGCTTGACGCGTCGGCTCACAATCTCTTGGATTCACCCCCAGCCGATCGGCTTTGACGACCCGAATCAGTGGAAGGCTTTTGCCGTTGAATACAAGGTTCTGAAGCGCCTGCCCGACGGCAACACGGTCGGCATGGGAATGCCGCACCTGATTACGGGTGTGCCCCTGGGCACGTACGTCGAAGAGAACACGAACGGCAACCCGCGCATTGACGGCACCCTGACGCCGACTGACGGGGGCGCAGCGACATGGGGATAAGTGATCTGACCGGCGCCGCTGAGATTGTCGGCGGAGCGTGTCTCTTCCTGTTGCTGGTCTATCGGCAGGTGAAGACCGGCGCACGGGATGCGTGGCGCGAAGAAGCTGAGGCACAGACGGCGCGCGCTGACCGGCTTGAGAAGGAAGTTGCGCGCCTTATCGACGTAGTTGAAGCGCTCCGTTCTGAGAACCGTGAGCTTCGCACGCACATTGACAACCTGATTGGGGGCGCACGTGCCGATTCCGAATGAGATTCCTACGGTGCGCGTCACGGCACAGTACGAGGGATTCGGCGGCAAGGGACTGAAGGGCACCGTTACATTCACGGCGCCCTTCGTCACATTCTCTGAGTCGGACTTGTTCCTTGCCGGTCCGGTCGTCTGTTCGCTCGATGAGTCGGGCAGGCTGATTGACGCCGACGGAAACATTGGCGTGCGCCTGCCTGCCACGGACGCGCCGAACATGAACCCTTCCGGGTGGACGTACACGGTTAAGGAGAATCTGACCGGCGTCACTGGGGCGCGCACCTATTCCATGGTGCTGCCGAAGGACACGCTGAACAACACGGTTGACCTTGCCGACGTTGCACCCGCTGACCCGACTACGCCGACGTACGTTGCCGTTCCCGGACCCAGCGCGTACGAAGTGGCCGTTGCCGACGGCTTCACCGGCACTGAGGCGGAATGGCTCGACTCCCTTGTTGGGCCCGTCGGTTCGCCCGGTAACAAGATTTGGACGGGCACCACTTCGCCTACAACGGTCGGCATTGACGGAGACGTGTTCTTTCAGCGCGTCACGACAACGACCCTGGGCGTAGATAACACGGCGTACAAGATGTGGACGAAGTCCGCCGGTACGTGGTCGGTCGCTACGGCCGATGTTCGGGGCGCTGCGCTGTACGTGGGAACCGGCGCGACGTCGAGCACTGGGACCGTTGCCGGTGACGTCCTGATCCGGACTGACACGGGTGACGTCTATCAGCGTGACGCGTCCGGCTGGGGCACGCCGAAGGGCAACATCAAGGGCGTCAAGGGCGACACGGGCGCGACCGGCGCTCAGGGGCCGAAGGGTGATACGGGCGCTGCGGGTGCTCCGGGTGTCGTTCAGTCGGTCAACGGTGTCAGTGCGGCGGCAATCACCCTTGCCGCTACGGACGTTGGGGCTGTGCCGACTACAGAGAAGGGCGCAGCGAACGGCGTTGCGACCCTGGGCAGTGACGGCAAGGTTCCGTCGGCTCAGCTTCCGGCGGCTTCGGGCGGGGGCGCTGTGTCGAGCGTCAACACGAAGACCGGTGACGTTGTCCTGAACGCTGCCGACGTTGGCGCCGTTGCCACTACCGCGCTGGGTGCCGCTTCGGGTGTCGCCACGCTCGACGCTTCAAGCAAGGTCCCGACGGCTCAGATTCCGTCGCTCACGTCGACTTACGTTGCCGTCTCAACTAGGGGCGTAGCGAACGGAGTTGCCACGCTCGACGCGTCCGGCGACGTTCCGATTGCTCAGATCCCCGATGCTGCGCGCAACAGTTGGACGCCCCAGGCACTCGGCTTCAAGGCATGGTCGTGCGACCCGGGCGGCGTGGCGAACCCTGCCGTGAAGTACCTGAAGACCGGCCGGTTGTTCCTGTCGGGAATCAACATCACGGAGTCGACCACTGTTTCTAAGGTCGTCATGTTCGCGCGCGGGTATGGCGGCGTGTCGGCGGACCGTTGGGCAGCGGGCATCTATCGGGAAGACGGCACGAAGGTCGTCGGTTCCGCTGCCGTCGCGCTGACCATGGCTGGGCAGGAATCCGGCGTACTTCCCGCCATGGCTTCCAACCACATCGGAGCCGTGCCGATCAGCATTACGTCGAGCACGCTCACACCTGGGCGCTACTGGATTGCGTGGATTCAGACGATCGGCGGCACGGCTGACTTCGCCTTCTATCACGTACAGAACGAAGCGCCTGTTGCAACGGCGAACTTCTTCATGACCACAACGCCGTTCCCCCGTGCCTGGTATCTCGACGGTCAGACAGGGTTGCCGACAACGGTGAGCCCTACGAACGCCGCTGCGCTCGCCGATCACGACATACCGATTGTGGCGCTTGCCTAGTCACCGACTACTCACGTGAGTAGTCAGCCCCTCAGTAATCCGACTGGGGGGCTTTGTGTTGCACAGAAAGAGAGCACACGTTGAGTCTCGCAAAGGTTCTGTCTATCGCGTCCGGCGAAGTCGGCTATCACGAAGGCAAGTCGGGCGGACATTGGAACAACTTCCAGAAGTATTCGCCTGCCGTTCCGGGCCTTGAGTGGTCCCAGAATCAGGCATGGTGCGCGACCTTCGTGAGCTGGGTTGCGCTGAAGGCCGGAGACGCTGAGCTTTTCCCGCGCACGGCTTCGTGTGCAACCGGCGTTTCTTGGTTCCGCAACAAGGGGCGCTTCAGTGAGTACCCGGCGGTTGGCGCTCAGGTTTTCTTCGGCAACGGTGGCGGCTCGCACACTGAGATAGTCGTTTCGTACGACGCCGATTACGTGTACACGGTCGGCGGCAACACGAACGCGAACGGCTCCGCTGAGGGTGACGGCGTGTATGAGAAGAAGCGCGCGCGGCGTGACTCGTACCTGTACGGCTACGGCTACCCGGCTTACGAAGGCGGCTCCGTCTCCGCTGACCCGAACGCCGCGAAGTACGGGTACAAGGTCAAGGCGACCGGCAAGCTTTCGGACGTGACCGGCTCGACGCCGAGCAAGCCGAAGCCGAAGCCGAAGCCGTCGTATGAGCCGTTCCCGGGTGCTGCCTTCTTCAAGGGTGAGCCGAAGTCGGCAATCGTCACGGCCATGGGCAAGCGGCTTGTTGCCGTCGGGTGCTCCGCGTACAAGTCCGGCCCGGGTCCCCAGTGGACTGACGCCGACAAGGCTTCGTACGCGAAGTGGCAGCGCAAGAACGGGTACACGGGTGCCGACGCCGACGGTTGGCCCGGTAAGACCACGTGGGACGCGCTGAAGGTCCCGAAGGTCAAGTAACACTCTGTCATTACCGCGGTGGTCGGCATGTCCTATTTTGCACGTATTCAGGGCGTGCCGGCTCCGGCGTTTTCGTCACTCACAGTAAGGGGCTCGCATGGGTGAGCACAGCAAGGGACCGGCCGGTATCGGCGTCGTTCTCGACTTCGTCAGGAAGCATCGGAAAGCAATCGTCGGCTTCGTGGCGGGTGCCGTCGCTGCCGTGACTGCCATCAAGCCGGACTTCCCGGGCGCTGCCGTCATGGGCGCCGTTCATGTCCTTCTGGGTGTCTAGGTAGCCGACTCCCTTCGTGGCGGGTGTAAGTGCATTCACCGCGAAGGGAATTCGGCAGTGGCCTATTACAAGTCCATTGGTCTGATCGGTCCGGCCCAGTCCGGCAAAGACACGGTCGGCGCACGGCTCCGGCAGCGTTACGGATATCAGCGCGTCGCATTCGCTGACCCTTTGAAGCGGGCAGCGCTTCGCGTTGACCCGATCATCCCGACCACGTACGGCGTTCACGTCCGGCTCACGAAGCTCATTGCTGCCGTCGGCTGGGATTACGCGAAGGTGACGTACCCGGAAGTTCGTCGGGTGCTTCAGCACGTCGGGCAGACGGTTCGCGACATTGACCCGGGTTTCTGGGTCCGTGCCGCTGCCCCCGCTATCGACGCTGCGGAGCGCCTGAACCTGCCGGTTGTCGTCACTGACGTTCGGTACGAGAACGAAGCGACTTACCTTCGTGACAGGGGCTTCGCCACGATCCGGGTTACTCGACCTGGGGCCGGAGCTACCGGCGACACGGCGAAGCACAAGAGCGAAACGGAGCTTGAGAACTGGGCGACGGCGCTGACCATTGCGAACACGGGAACGCTCGAAGAGCTGAACCGGATCATTGACTCACTCCTTCTCCCCCGGAGCCGCTGACACGGGCCCCCTACTGACTGACCCTCAACCGGGTTGGTCGGTAGGGGGCTTTCGTCGTTTGGTCACGGGAAGGTAAAGCTTTCTGTCTACTCACGTGAGTAGTCACGAAACGGGGCTTCGGGGCGCTAGGCTGAGCACAGCACAGCGAAGACGACGAAGGGGCGGGGCGCATGTTCACGGTCAAGTACAACCGGACGACCAACCACATTGACGGGCTTGCGATTCGCTCGACCGGCGGCGGCAACGACATGGGCGACCACGTGTCGGATTACGCGCTGAGCGCCTGCCCGTCGCTGACCCGGTACAACTTCGCGGACGGCGCCCAGTTCGAAGACGTTGAAGACGCCCTTGAGGCAGCGCGTAAGGCTGGGGGTCGCAAGCTGTGCAAGCACTGTGAGAAGGCCGCTGAAGCCATGATTGAGGCTGAGCGCGTCGCCCGTGAAGAGCGCCTGAACCGTGACCCGCGCGGTGACGAATGGATGGGGCGCACGATCGGTGACGCCGTGACCGTGACCCTGAACGGCCGGACGTTCGACACGGAGCTGACCGGCGCCGACCACATCACGCCCGGGTGGACCGTCGCCTATGTGGACGAAGCCGGGAACCGTACCGACTCATTCGTTGTGGTGACCGACGCCGACATTGCCGAAGACGTGACTACTCACGTGAGTAGTCTGGTAGAGTCGGCCACGCACGACGACGACAACAACGAAGGGGGCTCCACCATGGCCGCGAAGAAGCTGAAGCTGAAGGACGTCCGGGGCGACATTCGGATTGGCAGCGCGACCGGTTCCAACGG